GACGAAAACCTGAAAAGGACGGTTTGATGTCAAATCCCATCGATCTTCCCACCGACGCCGCGAACGCCGCGCTGATGGCCGAACTGCTCGCCCGCGCCGACACGCTGGAACGCCAGCTAAATGAATTGCAGCGCCACACCGAGGGCCGCCTGGTGCGCTCGGAACTGAAGGCCGAGGCGATGCGCGCCGGCATGATCGACCTTGACGGTTTGCGCCTCATCGATGTCCCGGCCCTCAAACTTAATGAGCGGGGTGAGGTCGTGGGTGCCGCCGCGCTCATGCAGGAGTTGCGCAAAACCAAGCCCTGGTTGTTCGGCACAGTTCCGCAGTCATCCTCCAACCCGTCCAGTCCGCCACCGGCGCTGCCACCGAAACAGAAGGCGGCGATGGACATGACCGATGCCGAGTATCGCATCGCCCGCGCGGCGCTGCTCAAGCAACGATAATGCTCCGCGCCCACGACCGGGCACACCATTGATTTTAGGGAACAACACGCAAAATGCCCATCCAGAATTTTCCGGCCGCGTTGCAGCCGATCATCCAGCAAGGCTTTTTGGAACGCGAGTTCCAACAGGCGTTGCGCTCGCGCCTGGGCTATCGCGCCTGCGCGGACCGGGAGGTGGTCGCCGTCGGCATCGGCGAGACGCTCACCAAGACACGCGCCGGATTGAAGCCCACCGTCACCACGCCGCTGGCGCCGGCGAGCAACACCAACCTGGACAACGGCCTGACGCCGAGCGGCTGGGGCGTCGAGCAATATACGCTCTCGATCAACCACTACGCGGCCACCACCGACCTCAACATGGTCACCAACCGCGTCGGCATCGTCAGCCAGTTCCTGCAGAACGCCTACGTCAACGGCGAACAGGCGGCGCGCAGCCTGGATGAGATCGCACGCAACGCGCTGTTCAATTCCTATTTCGGCGGTAACACCCGCGTGCGCGTGGCCGTCACCGCGGCCGGCCCCAGTGTTTCAGTCGACGACATCCGCGGTTTCCAGTTTGCCTTCGTCAACGGCGTGCAGACCGTCATCAGCGCCACCAACACGCTCTCGGTCAACGTCGGCGGCAACGGCTATGCGCTCATCGGCGCGGCGCCGGACGTGAACAACGCCTCCTCGGCGCCGAATGGCATCTCTGGTGTTCTCACCTTCGCCACCAGCGTCGCCTTGGCCGACGGCGCTGTCGGCAACACCGTCGCCGCCATCACCGCATCGTTGATCGTGCGTCCGTCGCAACGCGGCAACAGCAGCCTTCTGGTGGCCGGCGACACGCTGACCATGGGCTGCCTGCTGGATGCGGTGGCGCGGCTGCGCATGAACGCGGTGCCGGAAATCGACGGCGTCTACAACTGCTATCTCGACCCCGTGTCGGCGCGTCAGCTTTTCGCCGATCCCGATTTCAAGCAGCTCTTTCAGGGCGCGACCTCGGCCAACCAGGTGTTCCGCCAGGGCATGGTCAACGGCTTCCTCGGCCTGCGTTTCATACCGACCACCGAGTCCTATGTGCAGACGCACCCCACTCTGTCCAGCCTGATGATTCGCCGGCCGATCATCTGTGGTCAGGGCGCGCTCATCGAGGGCGATTTCGCCGGCATGGCGGCGCAGGATATCGCGCCGGCCGATTCGATCGTTACCATCGTGGACGACGTCGCCATGGTCACCCGCGAGCCGATCGACCGGTTGCAGCAGATCATTGCGCAGTCCTGGTACTGGATCGGCGGGTTCTGCACCCCGTCCGACACCACCACCAACGCGATGACGGTCCCGACAGCGACCAACGCCAACTTCAAGCGCGCGGTGATGGTCGAACATATCGGCTGACGCATCTCGCAACGCATCGTCAGACAGGACGGACCAGCCATGGCCATCGGTTCCATCATGCCGTTCCGTCCCACCGGGACGGTTTCCCTGGCGGCGGCCACGACCTCGGCCAGCGTGCCACTCGCCGGCGGCGGCGATTCGGTCATCGTCACCAACATCGCCGCATCGCTCGCGTATATCCGCTTCGGCGCCGACCCGTCAGTCGCCGCCACCGCCGCCGACATGCCGGTGCTGCCCAATGCCCGCGTCATGCTCGGCGTCAATTCGCTGATCGGCTACGCGGCGGCGGTGCTGGTCGCGGGCAGCGGCACCGTGCTGCTCACCCGCGGCGACGGGTCGTATCTCTGATGGCCTTCCTCGACCCCGAAAAGACCGACATCCGGCGGTTCTGCGGCTACCCCGCCTATGGCGGGACCCAGACGGGATTTCAGACCTGGCGCTTCTATCAGGCGTACGGGCTGCTCGAATTCCGCATGAACAATCTCGCCACCGCCGAGGAGGCGATCGTGCGTCGCTATCTGGTCAACCTGAACGTGCTGGAGGCCGCCGTGCCGATGGCCGGGCAGAATCTCGATACCGATCAGGCAGCGGTGTGGACGCATAATCACCAGGAAGTCGCCGATCGCACGGCGCTGTTCGACGACTGGCGCCGCCGGCTCTGCGCCTTCTTCGGCCTGCCGCCCGGTCCTGGCCTCGCATCTCCCGGCATCTCGATCGTGGTTTGAATTTCATGTCGCTCGATCATATCCAGGACCGCATCCGCTGGGGGCTGAACGTGGCGGCACGGCATCTCGGCGCGCCAACCGATGCCTACCGGCCATCGGGCGCATCCGGGCCGACCGCGCCCGCCAACCGCTACCTGCGCCTCCACGCCGCCTTCACCGCGCCCGACGATCGCTTCCAACGCCCCAACGGCTACGGTGCGGCGACCTGGCACGGCGTGTTCGATGCCGCCTACACAAAGGTCGGCGATTATTTGGTGCGCAACGGCGATGTCTGGTTCATCGCGGCACAGCAGGATCTGCTGCCGGTGCTGTGCGTGAAGGCGGACCGCCTGGTCTCGTTCGCCCGCCCGGACGCCCCATCCAACGCCGGCGTCAACGCCTATAGCGGCGTGACCACGGACACCACAACGCCGTTATTGACCGACTGGCCAGCCAGTATCCTCGGCGTCGGCGGCTCCGGCATGCCCAGCGCCGACCTGCCCTCCGACCAATCCGTGCCCTATTGGACCGTTCTGATGCCCGCCTATGGCGATGTCGTGCTGCTGCCCGCCGATCTGATGCAGGATGATCTCGGCCGCAACGGCACTGTCGCGGCGGCCGAACTGACAGCACTCGGCTGGCGCATCACCGTCAAGCAGTCGAGCACCTGATGGCCGATCAGTCGGATGTGGAGGCAGCGCTTGTAGCGCTGGTCTCCGCCGCGCTCTATCCGAACGGCACCGATACCGTCAGTGCCCCCGGCCCGGTCTGCCGCATCTATCGCGGCTGGCCGAAAGCCGCCGCGCTGAACGCCGATCTCGCCGCCGGCCGCATCAACGTCACGGTCTTTCCCGACAACGCGGCGGCGCGCAACACCACGCGCTATGCCGACGCCTGGGCAACGACGCCGGGCACCCCGGCCCTGACGGCGACCGTCGCCGGCATCGCGGTCATCTTCGCCGGCACCGCCTCGCTCGGCCAGCTCGCCGGCGTTCGCGTCGATGGGCGCGGCTACGCCTGGCGCACGACGGCAACCGACACGCCGTCCTCGGTCGCCGCCAACATCGCGGCCCTGGCGCGCGCCCACGGGATCGTCACGCTGGCCACCGCGACGCTCACCTTCCACGGCGCCGGGACCGTCGTGGCGCGTGTCGTCGCCGACGCCCCGGGCCTGATGGAAGTGCGCCGTCAGGCGCAGGGCTTTCGCATCATCTGCTGGTGCTCCACGCCGCTCTTGCGCGATGCCACCGCCGGCGCCGTCGACACCTCGCTGGCCACGATGCGCTTCATCACCTTGCCGGATGGCACCGCCGCGCGGCTGATCTTCGCCGGCAGCACCGTCTTCGACCAGTCGCAGGATGCCATCCTGTATCGCCGGGACCTGATCTACTCGGTGGAATACGCCACCACCATCACCGCTCTGCAACCATCGATGCTGTTCGGCAGCCTCGATCTGAACGCAGCGAACTTTATCGAATAACTGGAGACAGCATGAACATGCATCTGGTCGTGGTGAAGCCGTTCGCCGGCTTCGCCAGGGGCGACATCGTTACCGATGCGGTGCGCATCGCCCAGATCCTGCGCGGTGAGCAGGCGGCGCACGTGGTGCGCGTCGTCGCGTCATCGCAGCGGGAGGGCTGAGCCATGCCCATCGTGCAACAAGGCAGCATCAACACCACCGCTCTCGTGGTTCCCGATCTGTATGTGCAGATCGTGCCGCCGCAGAACCTCGTGCTCAACGGTGTGCCGACCAATGTTCTCGGCGTGGTCGGTACCGCGCCCTGGGGGCCGATCGGCCAGCCGGTCATCGTCGCCACCATGTCCGACTATGCGCAAACCTTCGGCCCGATCGTCGCGCGAAAATACGACATGGGCACGCAGGTCGCGACGGCGGTGCAGCAGGGCGCGCAGAACTTCCGCTGCGTGCGAGTGACCGACGGCTCCGACACCGCGGCACAGGTCGCGGTACCCGCCACGACGTTCACCTTCACCGCGCTGTATACCGGCTCGCTCGGCAACCAGATCGTGCTGACCATGGGCGCCGGCTCGCTGGCCAACACCTGGCGGCTGACGGTGGCGCTGCCGGGCCTGGCCCCCGAGGTCTATGACAACATCGCCGGCACGGGTGCGGGGCTCTGGACCGCGCTCGCCGCAGCGGTCAACCAGGGTCAGGGCCTGCTGCGCGGTCCATCCCGGTTGGTCATCGCCAGCGCCAACGGCACGACGGCCGCGCCGGCGCCGTTCACGCTGACGCTAGGCGCGGGCAACGCCGGCACCGACGGCGCCACCGGCATCACCGCCGCCACGCTGGTCGGCCTCGACATTCTGCCGCGCAAGGGCATGTACGCCCTGCGCGGTCAGGGCTGCGGCATCGCCCTGCTGGCCGATGCCGACGATGCGTCCCAGTACACGACGCAGGCGGGCTTCGGCTTGCAGGAAGGCATCTACATGATCCTCACCGGCCCGGCCGGTGACACCATCGCGGACGCGGTCACCGTCAAGCAGGCGGCCGGCCTCGACTCGTATGCCGCGAAACTGATGTTCGGCGACTGGCTGTGGTGGTCCGATCAGGTCAACGGCACGATCCGCCTGGTCTCGCCGCAAGGCTTCGCCGCCGGCCGCCTTGCCAATCTCTCGCCCGAGCAGTCCAGCCTGAACAAGCCGCTCTACGGCGTCATCGGCAGCCAGAAATCGGGCTTGCCCGGCTCCGGCCAGACCACCAGCTACTCCTCGGCGGACCTTTCGGCGCTGCTCAGCGCGGGCATCGACGTGATCGCCAATCCGCAGCCCGGCGGCAGCTATTGGGGCGTGCGCGGCGGTCACAATTCGTCCTCCAATGCCGCCATCGACGGCGACAACTATACACGCCTGACCAACTACATCGCCGCCACGCTGGCGGCGGGCATGGGCCAGTTCGTCGGCCAGGTCATCAACGCCGGCCTGTTTCAGCAAATCCGGGCGACGCAACTCAGTTTCCTGCAAAACATGCTCGGCCAGGGCCTGCTGGGCAGCGCCGACGGCAGCCAGCCGTTCAGCGTCATCTGCGACATCTCCAACAATCCCGCGTCGCGCACCGGCCTCGGCTACGTCCAGTCGGACGCGCAGGTGCAATACCAGGCGATCAATGAGAAATTCATCGTCAACATCGAAGGCGGCCAGACCGTGCAGGTCTCGGTCCAGACACTGCCGAACGGCCAGACGTCGTAAGGAGATCGCACAATGGCACTGAA